GGCTTTAACCCACAGCTGGCGGTGTGCGATGAGATTGCAGCGTGGCCGGGTGATTCCGGTATCAAGCAATACACAGTAATGACATCAGCGCTCGGAGCAAGGCCGGAACCGCTGATACTGTCGATCACGACAGCGAACTACATAAATGATGGTATTTATGACGAGTTGTTCAAGAGAGCGACTCGTTTTTTAATGGGCGATTCCAAGGAAAGCCGCCTGCTGCCGTTCATCTATCAGATCGACGATCTGACCCGGTGGAACGACATGAGCGAGCTGCAGAAGAGCCTTCCAAACCTCGGCGTGTCGGTCAGCATAGACTTCATGCTAGAGGAGATCGCAAAAGCCGAGCAGAGCCTTGCCAACAAGGCTGAGTTTATGTGCAAATACTGCGACATTAAGCAGAACTCCTCGCAGGCATGGCTCAGTACAGAGGCAGTTAACCGTTGCAGCTGCACGCCACTGAAGCTTGAAGACTTCCGCGGAAGCTACTGCGTCGGCGGTATAGATCTGTCGCAGACGACGGATCTGACGGCGTGCTGCGTGGTGATCGAGAAAAAAGAACAACTGTATGTGTTCATGCGGTTCTTCCTTCCAGGCGAAAAGGTCGAGGAAGCAACGGAACGCGACGGCGTACCGTATCAGGCATATATCGACCGGGGAATACTTCAGAGATCCGGCGAGAACTTCGTCGATTATCACGACTGCTACGACTGGTTCTGCAAGCTGGTCGAGGATTATGAGATCCTTCCTCTGCAGATCGGGTACGACCGGTATTCTGCGCAGTATCTTGTGCAGGACATGCAGACGTACGGATTCCACATGGATGATGTGTTTCAGGGCACAAACCTGTCGCCTGTGCTCCATGAGATGGAAGGCAGCATAAAAGACGGTCTTGTACATATTGGTGATAACGATCTGCTGAAAGCGCACCTGCTCAACTCCGCGCTCAAAGTAGATGTCGAATCGAATAAAGTCAGGCTCATAAAGCTTAATCCCGCGCTGCACATAGACGGCACGGCGGCATTGTCAGACGCATTTTGCGTGAGGCAGAAGTGGTGGTCAGATATAAATGACCAGCTGAGGAATAACTAATGGGACTTTTTAGCAATCTGTTCGGAAGCCTGAGGCATCCGAAGATAAACGGATTCTGGAAGACGCTGACAGCATACACGCCATCATTCACCACCTGGCGCGGCGATCTGTATGAGAGCGAGCTGTGCAGGTCGGCGATGGATGCCAGGGCGCGGAATATTTCAAAACTTAAGATACAGGTGCAAGGCACGGCAAAGCCATTCCTGCAGACAAAGCTGAGACTGGGACCTAACCAATGGCAGACATGGGGACAGTTCCTTTACCGTCTGTCGACCATACTCGACATGCAGAATACGGCGTTCATCGTTCCGGTGCTTGGCTCTTATGGCGATGTGACCGGGATCTACCCGATACTCCCAAGCAGATGCGAGATCGTGGATGTGTCAGGCGAGCCGTGGCTCAGGTACAAGTTCTCGACCAGCGATGTGGCGGCAATCGAGCTGGCATCGGTCGGGATCATGACAAAGTATCAGTATCAGGATGACTTTTTCGGAAGCTCGAACACTGCGCTCAATGAGACCATGAGCCTTATCGAGATACAGAACCAAGGTATCACAGAGGGGATCAAGAATTCAGCGACATACAGATTCATGGCGAAGCTCGGGAACTTCTCAAAGTCAGAGGATGTTGCGAAAGAGCGCAAACGATTCTCAGAGGAGAACCTGCAGAGCGATTCTGACGCTGGCGGACTGCTGCTCTTCCCGAACACATACAACGATCCGAAGCAGATCATATCGCGTCCGTATACGATAGACGCGGCGCAGATGGAGTATATCCGGACAAACGTGTTCAACTATTTCGGCGTGAACTCAGACATACTGCAGAACAAGGCTTTCGGTGATGCGTGGTCGGCATTCTACGAGGGATGTATTGAGGTGTTCTCCGTGCAGCTCTCCGATGTGCTGACAAAGATGTTGTTCACAGACCGCGAACGCGCGCAGGGGTCCTTTATCATAGCTACCGCGAACCGCCTGCAGTATATGAGCAATACGGACAAACTTAACGTGTCAAGCCAGATGGCAGACAGAGGCTTGTTCACGATAAACGAGATCCGAGATATCTGGAACATGGACCCGCTGCCGGACGGCGATAAGACGATCGCGCGTGGAGAGTATAAAGAGACAGGAAGTGCAGATCCTGCAGATCCTGCAGAAGAGGACAAAAAAGATGACTGAAAATACATTCTTGAAAAAACTAGATCAGGGCAGACAGTTCAGACGTAATGATATCGCGCCTGAGTTCCGTGCGCTTGATCAGACAGCGCCGGACGATACCAGGATGATGGTGCAGGGACATGCTACGACATTTAACCAGCCGTACGAACTTGGAAGCTACCGTGATTGGAACGGTGTGCAGGTCATAGTGAGGGAGCAGGTCGATTCGCACGCATTTGATGAGTGTGACATGAGCGACGTGATATTCCAGTACGACCATACCGGCAGAGTAATGGCGCGCAGCCGCAATGATACGCTGACTGTTGCTCCGGATGAAACAGGACTTCTTGTCAACGTTGACCTGTCGAAGTCTGAAAAAGGCCCCGGATTATATCGGGATATCAAGAATGGCATAATCGACCGCATGAGCTTCGGTTTTACGATCAATGCGGACAAAAAAGAAGAAACACAGGATCGTGAGAATAACACAGTAACGATATTACGCACCATCACAAAGATTGGAAAGCTCTACGACGTATCCGCCGTGAGCATTCCGGCCAATGATGGTACTGATATATCTGCGCGCAGCTACTTTGACGGAGTGATCAAGGAGCTGGAAGCGGAGAGACTTAAAGCGCAGGAACAACAGAGACAAAAACAGCAGCTCGAATTAGAGCTCGCACTTATGGAGGCCAAAAAATGAAACTCGAAGAGATCAAAACACTTGGTATTGATGGGATAAATACAAGGCTCGCAGCTATCGACGAAGAAAAGAACGCCGAAGGAGCGGACCTTGCAGCACTGACGGAAGAGGTCAGGAATCTTTCTGACAGAAAAAAGGAACTCGAAGAAGCTGAAGAACAGCGCAAATCACTCGCTGCACAGGTAGCAGCAGGACAGGCAGGGAAAACCATGAAGAATGTAGTTCCGGTAATCGCTGAGAACGAAAAGAGAGCAAAGGATTTTGCAGCATCACACAGGCTGGTAACAAGAGCGCTCCTGTCAACCGGAACGATCGCAAAGCCGACCAACGTGTCCGGCATAAGCGGTCTTGCAGAAGTTGCCAGTGGCATCGTCGATGATGTCAATGCGATCATGCTCACAGGCGTAGGTGCTTGGAGAGCGGCATACAAAGATACTGACGCGGTCGCGGCTGAGGTTACTGATGGCAGCGCTATCGCCGGGACTGCTTCCACCTACAAGTATGTCGACATCAATCCGTCAGAGTGGGGCGTACTTGATGAGATCAGCAATCAGGTCGCAAAGCTCTCTCCTCTGGCTTATATGTCAGCGATAGAGAATAGCTCCCTCATCGCTCTCAGAGCATTTGCGGCGAACAAGATCGTAACTGCTCTTGCGGCGTCAACTCTCACACAGGCAGAGACGTATGCGCTCAATGAGAACTATCTGCGCTCACTCCTGCTCGGCTTCCGTTCGATCTCCGGCAAGGGCGCTGTGAAGCTGTATCTTGCACAGGCCGACCTCGGAACACTGGGCGCAGTAAGAGGCAGCGACAAGAAGGCAGTCTATGAGATCGTGTTCGACGCGAACAGCACAGCATCAGGTGTCATAAAAGAAGGCGGTTTGGCATGCTCTTTCCGTGTTCTCGACAATCTTGTCGCCGGTACACAGTATTTCGGACAACCGGGCACGATCGACATGCCTATGTGGGATGAGTACACCGTTGAGACAGATGCAGGCGGTGAGTATTTCACTCGCAATATGGTCGGTATCCGTGGTATCCAGACTGCTGGTGCCGATCTTGTTGCAAAGCACGGCATGCAGCAGATCGCTAATGCGTGATCAATCTGACCGGCGGCGTAACTGCCGCCGGTTTTTTCAGGAGGTTTGCAATGACAAGAACAGAGCTTACAGACCATATAAGAGTAGCGGTGTACCGCACGGAGTCCAGGGATTTTGATACTGAAATCTCTGACAATATTGACGCCGGTACTGCGGATCTTGGCATTGCCGGAATCACTACTGTTGAGATAACCGATGCGCTTATCGTCAGAGCGCTCATGACGTACTGCGCGATGCACCGGATAAACATTGAGTCAGATGAGTACAACAGGCTCAAAGCATCCTACGACGAGCAGAAGGCACAGCTCACAATGGCGACTGGATACACGACTTGGAGCGCGACATGAACGATGGCGGAAAGCTAAAACTCTATACACTCGAGAACACCGGCGTTGATGGAATGATGCCCGTTGAGCAGCTCGTTGAATACGGCGGCTTCTTCTTTTCCAAAAGGACCGTTGGATACAATAGGATGTACGCGGCTATGGGCGCCAATACGCAGGTCGATGTGCTGGTTCGTGTCTTCGGTGTTCTTTTTCTTCCTGAGACTGTTAAGTACGCCATCCTCGATATTGATGGCAGCAGCATACAGTACCGGATAGACGGAAGGCAGGCAATCGTAGAAAAAGACGCCTACGATCTGTCGCTGGTCAGACTGGAGGAATTTTATGACATCGTTAAAAAGTAGGCTCCTTCCGGTCAAAGAAATGCTCGTTGCGGTACTGCCAAAAAAGACGTATCACTACTGGCGACCGAATCTTTCTGCCCCTTTTATAATCTGGCAGGAGGATTATGAGTCAGACGGCTCACAGTCGGACGGTTCCAAACATGAGCAAAGACTGCATGGCTCAATTGATCTTTATACCAAGACAGAGTTTGATTCTGTCGCGGATAATATTCAGGACGGACTAAACGGGATATCGAGTGTGTCCTGGACATACTCGGACGTTTCCTTCGAGCCTGAAACGAACTTGATTCATCATAACTGGGAATTCTGGGTGATGTGAGATGGCAAGATTTACGATAAATGCGGATTTTGATGCCGACCTGCGAAAGCTCCAGAATATCGGTCTTTACATTCCAAACGGATGTAAAGAAGCGGTATATGACGGAGCTAAGGTCGTAGCCGATCAGATCCACAAAGAAATACTGGCGATCGACATCAATGACGGCAAGGGCAAGAGCGGCATAACTGAGGCGGAGCGTAACGGTCTGATAGCTGGACTCGGCGTGTCAAAGATCAAGACTGAGGACGGCACTACATCAGCTGCCATCGGTTTTGATGGTTATAACGATTACACGACTCACGCTTATCCAAAAGGACATGCGAACCTCATGATCGCGAGAGCAATCAACAAAGGTACATCATTCAGGAACCCGACAAAATTTATAAGCAAGGCGGTTAATAAGAGCAGAGCAGCTGCTCAGAAAGCTATGAGCGACTGCATTGACAAGTACATCGATAGAATGAGCCGCTGAGCGGCAAGGAGTAAAAAATGGCAAATGGTAAAGTTTTAACAGGATTCAGCCTTCCGTACGTTGCTAAATACACATGCACGGACGGAACGGTGAC